GGACAGGGAGGGATTTAAAATATAGGTAAAAACACCTATTTATAGACACTTAAAATATAAAATAAGTTATTTTTACCCTAAAAATAACTTATAAATTAAATATTAATTCAATTTCAGACTTGTTTACAATATTTTTAATATCTATCCTATAGCAAATATAACAAATTATATTTTTCTTCCGGGTATTATAAGCATCATTTTAGGAATTACAATTATGATATCGATACCTAATCTTGCCGCTCTTGGATCTATCCTCTTCTTATATGGTATTTTTAGTTTAGTTACTAATTTTATTTATAAAATTTCAACAGAATTAGCGGTTACCAATAAAAGAGTAATTGCTAAAGCCGGTTTTATCAAACGAGAAACTATCGAATTAAATCATAATAAAGTTGAAAGTTTTAGTGTTGACCAAAGTATTTTAGGTAGAATATTAAATTATGGAAATCTTATTGTTAGAGGAACTAGAGGTGTACAAACTCCAATCAAAAACATCGATAATCCTCTTGCTTTTAGAAAAAGTTCAATGTCTGCTGTAGATACACAATAAAAGAATAAGACAACTATATACAAATTTACTTTTAGGGAGAATCGACCATTAGAAAGATTTAAACGTCCTCTCTAAACCCTATCAAACCAACCTACAAACTTTTCGTTTTGTGGATTATTTTCCATTGACTTTATTTCATGCATAAACTGTAATCCATTTAAGACTTTTACTAACCTTTCACTTTTTACTTTTGATACTGCAAAAAGCGTTACACTTCCAACATACCCATCAACTTTTAGATCAGAGAAAAGTTTTCCATTTCGATTTAGATAATTCAATGCTCTTTGAAGATTTGTTCCCGCTGTTTTCCAATTACCTAAAAGTACAGATTGTTCTAAAAGCTCATTTGCTACATTTCCAGGCAATAAATCGCCTTTAAACTTATCCCAATATTCTTGTTTGTAAAATTTATCGACAAGTTGATTTAACTTTATATTTCCATTCAGAAGTTTTTTAAAGTCTTTTTCATTACGTTTATACTCATCCACAATTTTCCACCCTTTCCATTCAGGATGATAAACTCGTGAAATTCCTGCATAAGTTTCACCACCACTATCATTAGAAGTATTGGCATATCCTTTTTCAAAGCCTAATAAATTTTCAAGTGCTTTGTTAAAGCTCATTTTGAATTCTTTTTGTAATCTTTGATTTGTTCTTCATAAAATTTGATTATTTTTTTGTAAAATTTTTTTTCTTCATTCATTGGCTTTTGACAGATATTTAATCTATCCTTAGCACTTAAACTTATTTGATAAATTGGGTTTTTGTCTTGGTAAGATATAACACCTAATTTCATATTAGGACTTGAATAATCTATATATTTTATAGGCAATTTTGAGTTATTAAAATCTACTGTTTGAAACTCATAATAAGGAGCAGGAACATACACTGTTTTAGTAACTATTTTCGTACTACATCCACTATAAATCAAAATAAACAACATTATTAGCATTACTTTTACTAATGTTTGCATCTTTATCCTTTTTGTAAATATTTATCTCTTTTTGTAAGTCCTCTTTTTTTGCTTGCACCTTTGTTTTAAAAGTCTCTGTTCTAATTTTATCTTCATAAAATTTTTTTTGTGTAGTTAAGTTTGATTCTAAACTTTGAATAGTCATTTCTTTTACATGTAAATCATTTTGCATACTTTTATATGAATAATATATATAAAAACATGTTCCTACTATTAATGCAATAAATACTGTATAAGTCATCCCTTTTGCTGATTTAAAAAAAGATAATACACTAAGCAATAACTTTCCTTTTGTGCCAAAACTTATCAATCTCTTCTTTTGCTATGGCTCTGAAAATAAGCACTATATTTACAAACATTAAAAATGCTTTTGCAATATCTGCATCCAAACCAAAATGCAAAGAGATAATGTAAAGACAAATTGTGCAAGTAGATACAAAGGTACTTACACTTCGCTTCCATAATCGAAACCTTATTGTTATTAGCAAAAGAGAAATGGAAAGCATTGCAAAAAAAGTACTCATAGTTTTTTCTCCTTGATGCTACCTAATACCTTTTCATACAAAACTTTTAAGATTTTATCTGCGTTATAGCTTAGAGCCATAGCCCCTATTCCTGCTATGTTATCAGGGATGTTTAAATAGTAAGTTAAGATTAAAAATCCACCAACTAGCACCAAAAAGGAAAATAAAAAATATTGCATTAAAAGTTTAAAATGAGAAATGATAGTTTTCTCAATTTCATCTTTATTTACACTATTCCAATAACTTAAAACTCCGATAAACATCGCTATTATTGCGATATAAAGGATAAATTTATCTTGAAATATCCCGATAAAATCAGCAAAGATACTCGCTCCGGTTGCGGCTGTTCCTGTCGCAAATAGCTTGGTAGAAAAGGGAAGTGTAAATGTTAGTTTTTTCATCTACTCTTCCACTTTTATCAATTGACTTCTCAAAGTCTTTATTTGTGCTTCAATATCATCAACTTTTGTTTGTGCTTCAGTTTTTACCTCGGAACTTGTTGTAGTTGATAACAACTCTCGCAAAGGTCTAATCAAAGTTTTTTCTAAAGAGTCGATTTGAGCTTGGACTTGTGCGTTATTTTCGTGTGCAATTTCTTTATCTGTTTTGATAGGAGCAACATAATCAGCTATTTTTATACTATTCTTCTCTATCTCTTCTTTAATTTCTGCATCTAAACTTTCATTCGCTGTTTTTGTATTCCAAGTATAAGGAATTTCTCCAAATACAGGATGTACAACCTGAACATCTATAAGAGTTTTTGCTTCATTTACATATTTTGCACTTAAAACTTTTATTGCCATTATTTTTCCTTTTATGCTATTCTTTTCCATGTTCCAGGGAGTCCCCATCTACCATAATTAGGTGCAATGTCCATTAATTTCCAAGTTCCGACACCCACTTTGGTTACATCGCTAGAGGCCAACTCGTGGCCTACTGTTCTCCAACCACCTTCATAATAAGAGAATGGAGAAGTGGCGTATAAAGATATTCCACTGACAACAGCTCCTGCTTTATATTCTGTTGAGTTTGCAGGGCGTCCGCTAATTTCAGAAAATAGACTAAATGGGGTTGTCTCAGGTACGTAAGACGGCAATGCAATACTCTCCTTTGCACCATTGCCCTTATAAAGATACAAATTATTTCCACGAATTCTCAGTGCATCCGTGGCATGGAGTGCTTGGGAAGATGTATTACTAATTATGCTTTTCCAAGTACCCCAGGCTCCGGTATATAGTCTAAAAAATATTTCGTTTATATTTGTATCACATGCGAGTTGTGTAATACGGTTCGCAGCTCCAAAATTTATAACAAAGTATTGATGTCCTTGTATTGGAACGTTGGTGGAGCCGACGATGGCATAAAACGTCTGTGGGTCTATTTTAGTATTTAAATCTATAACACCAGTAGGTGTTTTTTCTAGTTTTGCATTCAAAGCATTCTGCAAGCCTATGATATTACTTATTCCTAATGTGTCTAAAGTATCTTTATTTGCTTTTATATATGTTACAAGCTCTTGTAAGGTATCTAAGTCAGTATCATTGCTTGATAACACAGTATTGATAGCGTCAATAAATCCTTTTAAGACAACTCCTTGCTCTGCACTGAGAGGAACATTACTTCCACCCGTGGTAAGATCATTAACGATTGAAGAAGTTGCAACTTTTGTAGCAAACTTACTATCAAGAGCCTCTTTTGTATAAGTTTCATCTCCAACACTTGCAAGCTCACCTATCTTTGTATCAACTTCTGTTTCCATTTGAGTAATAGCATTTTGAGTTTCTACTTCGAGATAGCTACCTGCTTCATTTATAATTATTCTTAATTTATCATCTGTATTTGAAATGCTATCAGTTCCAAGTATTTCAACACTTGGTGTAAAGGCATCTACTGTTATAGACATTATCAACTTCCTTTTATATTTTCTAATTTTGTTGCAATTGTTCTCTCTTTTTCTATCACAAGCTTTGGAGGAGGAATACTATAAGTTCCACAACCTACTAAAAGCATCGCTAAGAACAGTAGAGACATAACCATCATTATCTTTGCTCTCATTGTTTGCATATGATAGTAAATATTTTAAATATCCCTTATACCCAAACACCACAACACCAATAGCTCCTATTGCAAGAAGTTTTACATTTGAAAAGATACTTAGCATGTCTTCTTTTTTCTATGCCAAAGCTTATCTATCTCTTGTTTTGCTATAGCTCTAAAAATAAGCACTATATTTACAAACATCAAAAATGCTTTTGCAATATCTACATCCAAACAAAAAGGTATCGTAAAAGTTAGTTTTTTCATCTATTCTCATAACTCATCTTCTTTTTTCTGTCTTTCTCCAGTAAGAGTACCCAATGCTATAGCATATGCATCTGCTTTTTCGATTATTTTGTTTACTAGATACTCTTTTGTTATACCTCTAGCTTGTACTAAATTGTCGATAAAAGGAGTTAATGCATTTGCATCAGTGAGATAAGTTCTAGCTTCACTCTCTTGCTTATCCCATGTACTTATCTCTGTGTTTGGTACACCTTTAGTCAGCTTTGCAACTTCTGCTTCATACCAAATATTTATACTTTTTAAAAGCTCTTCATCTGTCATAGGAACTTCACTTAAAACTCCATCTACCATTTGTAATTTTTTTCCAACAAAGCTCTCATATTGCTTTTGCGTAAGCTCTACATCTTCCTTATCTATTTTATCGCCCTCATAAAGTCCAAATTTTAAACTATAATAAAACATTTTTTCTCCTTATACTCTAACGCTAACGATTCTGATAGGGTTACCTGTCATAATTCTAAAATTACGAACAATTGCAGACTTTATATCTGAAGAGGTATTTGTAGCATAAACATAGAGTTGTATTTTATCTCCAGCGTTCACTGTAATGTTTTCTGAAAAATTTCCAGAAGCACCTGCTGCTACTCTTCGCTCTGTACCTACAGCAACACCATTTTTATATATCCATGCGTAACTATGAGAATTGTAATTCGCTAATGTAAAGAATGTGCTAATTACCCCACTACAAGGGAAAAAAACTTCATATAATTTCGTGTAAGAAGTAGCAGTAGTACTTATACTTGTACACTCTACTTCTATATAGCTACCTGCTGTATATATACGCTCATTACTAGGCAATGGAACACTTTCATATGTGTTATTTCCCTTATAAAGATACAATCTAGTGCCTGAGATTCGTAAAGCATCCGTGGCATGGAGTGCTTGAGCTGAATCTTGTAATATAACAGTTTTTTGTGCTCCTGTGGAATTTCTATATAGCATTCCACTATCTATAAGTTGTAAAGCTTTTCTCCAACCAAAAGTAGAATCATAAACACCTATCCTAAAGGATTCATCCGATTCAATTTTTGCCGTAAAATTCGAACCTCCTGCTCGAATAACTGGAAGTTTTGCATTCAAAGCATTCTGCAAGCCTATAATATTACTTATTCCTAATGTGTCTAAAGTATCTTTATTTGCTTTTATATATGTTACAAGTTCTTGTAAAGTATCTAAGTCAGTATCATTACTTTGTAAAAGAGTGTTGATTGAGTTGATGAGTCCTTTTAAAACTACTCCTTGAGCAGCACTCAAAGGAACATTACTTCCACCCGTGGTAAGATCATTAACGATTGAAGAAGTTGCAACTTTTGTAGCAAACTTACTATCAAGAGCCTCTTTTGTATAAGTTTCATCTCCAACACTTGCAAGTTCACCTATCTGTGTCTCTAACTGTGTAGCAGTGTTTTGAGTTTGATTTTTTAAATAATCTGCTGCCTCTGTTACAATAACCCTTAATTTATCATCTGTATTTGAAATGTTATCAGTTCCAAGTATCTCAACACTTGGTGTAAATTCATCTACTGTTATTGTCATTACGCACTTCCTTTTATATTTTCTAGTTTTGTTGCGATTGTTATCTCTTCTTGTGAATGTACTTCCCAATGAGCAGCATGAAAGCTACCACTTGCAAGACTAGATATACATATCTTAATAGTTGTACCATCTATCCATAAGTCATTTACTTCGTAGGGTGTGTATGGCTGAACATTAAATACTTTTACTTCGTTGTCGGTTTTCCCTGCACTTACTAGTTGTCCTAGCATACGCCTTACAACTGCTATCTGTTCTGTAGTACATAAAATCCAATCTGTACCATTGAAATATTTGTAAAGCTCTACTCCTGAACCAGTATCCCAAGATATTCCTTGTAGAATTTCATCATCAAAGGTAAATTCATCAAGAGTTATATTGTCAACTGATACTTTCCAAATATCATATTTACTTGCTGATGTTGGAGCAGTAAAAGAAGTATAAATAGTCATAGCGCCATCTATAAATGCTTTTTCGATTAAGTACGCATCTCTAATCATATAAATCATACATGGCTTTGCTACATGTAAGTTATAATTGGTAACATCAGATTTATTTTTAGTCGTATCTATGGCATATGCTTTAAGCTCATAATCTCCAATATCAAGGTTATTTACAGTTAGAGAGTTTACTGTTGATGTGTAAACTTGCCCTGATATATTTATTTCATAATAATCAAAATCTATCTCTTTATTTTTATCCCATGTGATTACGATAGCTCCATTGGACCAGTTCGCTCTGATGTTTTGAACTGATGCAGGTTTTTCTGTTTTACCTAAAAATTTATAAGTTATCTCTTGACTCGCAACTTTAAAAGTATAAGTTTTTCCTGCGATAAGAGTATTTCTAAACTCAAAACTATTGCCATCTGTTTGTCCACAACAAACTTGATTTACATATACATTTTCATAAAATTTTTCTTTACCTACCCAACTAAGAGTAAGTATCTCTTCAATAGTTCCGTCAATTCGTTTTACAAGCGTTTCAGTAGCTTGCAAATTACGAACGCCATCAACAAAGGTAACCTCTTCAACATTGATAATTGCTTCATCATTATAAACATCAGCGTTATATTCAATAGCTTTTATCTTACGTTTAAAATTACTTGCTCTAGTAATATTGACAACTCTATATAAATTTATAGCTTCTGTATCTTGTCTGCCAAAAGCATATACATCATGAAGTTGTGGTATAACTGATATTGTGTTGACTGTGATAGTATCTGTTGTAGTATCTACATCAACGCTTGGTACGTCAACTACATGTATCTCGTCGTCTTGTGTTCTAAACTGTATCTCATAGTTTATACCAGCTTCTAATACAACCTCTTGGTCTAGTGTGATACTCGTTGCAGTAGCTGAGACGACACGACCATCAGCTAGAGTATTTGTCATGTACTTTTTGCCAACTTTTATCACATCACCAACTCCACAAGCAATAGCATCAATATCCGCTTCAAATGATACAGTTTCAGTTATATATCTGTTGTTATTTAGTAAAAACTGAGCATAGTTAGCAGCTTGTTGTCTATTTGTACAGCCATAAAGCGTGACTGATGATTTTATCTCTATAGTGCTTGCATCAAAATCATGTGATTGTAGTTGTACTGTTTTCGCATTGTAGTTATCTTCCGCATCATAATATGTAACTTCTATCACATTTGTACGTTCATTGTAAGGGATATAATCCATAGAAAAGCTACTCTCTATGATGTTGCCGCTCGTAAAAAGAAACGATTGTGTTGGTATATCTATTGCTTTATTGACGATAGGAGTAAATTTATTTCCAAATTGAACTACAGTAGCACGTCCTAAGAGTGAAACTATATTTAAAGCACTTTGCAGTTCTTGTTGGTTATCTAGGTAAAGTCCAACTGAGTAGCTTTTTGTATCACACCAATCAGCCCACTCTTGAAACTTGTCTAAGTCTATGTTTTTATCTTCTATGCCATCTCTTTTGAGAAGATCATAACAAGCCCATGCAGGATTGCTTTTAGGTTTTGTACTTCCTACATTTGAAACCTTACATGTAATAGTAGGAAAACTTCCGTTTAACTGGTCTGTTGCAAGAGCATTGACACTTAAAAGTGCAACACCAGGATAAGTAAAATCATCATAAACTATCTCATTAATGTAATCAAGTGCAAGAGCATTTGCAACTCTTGTGTTTGTATCGTATGCACTTACTCTTTTAACTTTTATCTCATACTGTGCTTTTGGAAGTTCTTTTATCTTGTAAGAGAGTTTTTTTGTTGTTTTATATGTATCTGATACTAATTGAGTATTTACAACATAAGAACTTCTAATTTTTTTTTCTTTAAACCCATATTTAACTATACCAGATCCTATATATTGTCCCTGATAAGAGCTATATGTTTTTGTTGTTTCGTATTTTCCAGAACCTATACTATAAATATAATCATACTCAACTACATTTCTTGTTAAATAATCCCACTCGCTATCACCTACTTTCCTATATGCTATCTCAAACTCAACGCTTTTAGCTTGATAACTTCCACTGTCTGTAATATAGTAAAGACCACTAGGTAAAGACATGACAACTTCAAGCTCTTGGACTGTATTGCCTAGAGTTGTATATGTAGTTTCTTCATCTTTTTCATTTAGATTTCTTGTAAGGCTAACAGTTGAAACACTGTCTCTAAAATTTCCTATGACTGCTTGGTTTTCTATACCTTTTGTTGTGTAACACTCTATATCATTGTAATTACCGATAGATTGATTATTTATCTCTATATCACTTATACTATCAACTTCGCCATCATTTACAGCCATCAGAATATTTAAGTACTGCTTATCTCCATCCAAAGAGAGATAACTTCCTATAATAGGTGGTGTTACTCTTGCACTTCCAAGCATAATAGGAAGAGTTGTGCCAACCTCGCGGGCATTACTCCCTCCACTAAATGAATATGTAGGAGATACGCTCTTAAGTGAGCTTGATGTAGCTGCAGATGGTGATGGTAAAGGCATAAGTGCGTTTATGAGCATACCACCAGCAAGAATTACAGCACCTTGAGTAATGCCAAGTATAACTCCTCCCATAGTTCCGCCAAGAACGCCTGCACCTGTTATCATTCCTGCATTTACCATTCCACTAAGAATTTGAGCTGCCAATGGTTGTGCTATTGCCACTAAAGCAATCATCGCAACTATTCGAAGTGGATTGCTACCACCACCTCCACCACCTTTTGGGATAGCTACAAAAGCCAAGTGATCATTTTCTTTTAAGACATATTTGTAATCTTCAGTAATTTGTCCATTCAGTGAGACAATAAGCTCTAAATCTTCATCAGAATTATTGAGATAGTAAAATATAGCTACACCATGACCTATCTGTTTTACTGTTTTCTCATGTGGATTAAAAGGATTGTTTAATATTGTTAAATAAGCCATTTATAAAATCCTTTTATCTGATTTTTTACTGTTGGATGGTCTATATCTATGATGTGTGAATTTGTATTTTCATAAGTGTGCAACATTCTTTTTTCATCTATCATAACTCCAAAGTGAGTTACTAGACTAGGATGTTCTTCATTTAAACACATTGCTACACCGCAGTTTTTTGTAGGTGTTTTTACTTCTTTCCAATGTTTTGAAATCTCTTCAAGATACTTTGCCAAACTTCTTCTTGGCTGTGATGCACTTACATTTACATCAGGGATATCAATGCTTAATTCATTTTTATACCAAAGCATCAAAAGCCCATAACAATCACAACCGTTAAATGTTCTTCCTTTGTCTTTATAAGGTATGCCAATATAATCAATCATATAGATATCCCTTTGTTCCCAACTGCAGGAAAACCACCATATCTTATGGAGTTGTCTAGTTCTCGACATCTTTTTAATGTTTTATCACAGCTTGTTTCGCTTCCTGTGTATCCACATAGAGAAGATTTGAATTTGAATCTACAAGAATTTGGATACATCTTATACTGTGGAGTTCTTGCACGAAACAAGTCTCTAGCACTTACTGTAAAAGAGACTTCTAGGTTAGTGATATTTTGAGTTGAAAGCACCAAATTATGTGCATAAACCGGTACTAAATTATCTAAATCTTTTGTATTTATTACATATAAAATTACTTCTATAGGGCTAAATCCATTTTGCTTTACATAAAGGTCATACTCTCTTATGTATTGACCTATGATGTTATTTACATTTGCCACTTTAATTTGAAACTGCGATGTTTCAGCATTTGCACTTTCGCTTATTTCATCAATTTCAAAAGGAAACTTTTGCCAAGTATACGAATTCCAGATAATGTCTTCATTGTTGTTTACAATTCTTATAGTTTCTTCAACACTAGGGATTGTTATTTCTAATAAAGCAAGAAATACGCTATCTGTAAATAATTTATTCTTTTCTACTTTTACAACTGAGCTTAATTCTGTCATTTACACTTCCTTAATTTCAAACTCAACACTTTGTCGAAGCGAGGTTTCTTGATTAAAAGAAAGTGAATCTGTATTAAACCTAACAATATGGCTTATTCCAGTAACTTGATTAACAAAGATAAATGCTTTACCTTGATTATTGTCAAAGAACTCTTCTAATAAACCTGCTTCTTCGTTTGTTAAAGCGCTAAAGCCTATTGTAAATTTATAAAATTTCCTTGTATATTTTGGTCTTGTTTGCTCATATCCACCATCATAACTTGCTAATAATCTAGGTTTAATAAATTCTTTTTTAATAGTATTTATTTTTAATGTTGTTGGAAAAGTATTCATTTTGTAGCCTTTAGTACATCTCTAATACCATTGATATTTCTATTTACACCATCTAAAACAATATTAATAACTTTCTCTTGTTCACCTCTCGAGTTAGTACGTGTATATTGACTCATATTCTCTGCACTTATATTCTGTGTTGTCTTATTTTCAATATTTATTAAGACATTAGAATTGGGAACTGAGCCAGTTTTATTCATAGAATTAAGGGTATTGACACCAATTGATTGAGTAGCATTTTTATTTAAAATATACTCTCCTCCCATAGCAAATACATGATGTCCGCTTGCACTTCCCAAATACAAATCATCTCTTATTCCACTACCACCAGTTAATAAACCACCAATTGCATATCTTTTAGTTGGTATAAGTCCTCCATCAGCTTGAAATAAACCAAAAATAGAAGAGAAAATTGAACTATTAGTAAATGAATTTACTAAGGGATTTATGATATTGTTTGTAATAGGATCTACTATTTTCTTTTGAATTGCTAAACGAACGATACCTGAAATGATAGTATTAATTAAATCATTAAAATTTATTTTCCCTGTATTAACAAAATTAGTCAATTGCTTACCCATACCGCTAAAAGCATTTGTAAAAATAGATTTTATATCTTCACCTGTTTTTTTACTTTTTTTCGTAAGGGGTTTAAGAAAATCTTTTTTATATGATTCTATATATTGATTAAAATCTTCCCCTTTTAATCCCAAAGCAACTGCCTTATTATGAGCATTACTCCGTTCTTGACTTACATTCCAAGCATTTTGAAAATCCCCACGCCTTACATAGTAATCTTTCTTCAATGTATTCATTGATGCCGTGTAACTATTTTTTAAGTTTTTATTACTAGGAGAGCCTAATTGTACATTACCACTTTCAGCATTTTTAACTAATTGTTTTGGTTTATTTTTTTCATTATTAGACCTTTGTTCTTTAATTTTTTTAAATGCATTTTGAACATCTACAGTAAATTTTTTAGCAAATTTTTGACCTGAATTATGAAGTAAAGTATCAACATCTTTACCCATAGAATCCCATGTACTTTTTAACTCTTTATCAATACCATCAGTATTTATAAGTGGATCTATATGAAAGTTGATTGTTTTTGCATGTATTTTACTCGCTAATACATTATATCCTTCAATCAATTTATTAAGAAGCGTAATAGGTCTATTTATGGCTTCTGAAAAATATTTTACAATTGCTAAAAAAGCAAATTTTATAGCTTTTAAAACAAGTTTGATTCCAACAATAGAATCACTTAAAAATCCGAATGCTTCAATTGTTTTATTAACACCAGCAATAATAATATTTGCAAATACTTTGCTTTTTTCTGCTCCACCATTAAAAACTTCTTTCATTACTTTTAAAATAGTTTGAAGAAGTGCCTTTATATAATCAAATGCCCCTGCATTCATCATCTGTAGTTTAAATATAGTCCATGAATTTTGCATATTTGAGATCATGCCATCGTAAGTACTCATTTGTTTTTGCATAGCGCCTTTATACTTACTATTGAAAATAGAACTAAGAGTAGATTGTTTTATTTTCTCATTATTATCAATAATCATATGTTTTGCATTATTACTTGCATCCATCCAACTATAAGCAATTTTTCCGTTTTGAGAACTTACTTTTATACCAAATTCTTCTAATTTTTCATTCTTGCCTGTAAGAGCATCAGCCATAGCTTCAACTGCTTGCATCATTGGTTTACCTGTTGCACTTGCAGTGTCACCTAAAGTTTTTAAAATACCATCTGTTGGATTAATTCCATATGCCTTTAATTTTACAAATGCTTCTGTAACTTCATTGAGTTTATATGGTGTTTGAGTTGCAAAATCTTGAATCCATTTCATTGAATCTTTTGCTTTAGAAGAACTTCCCTCTATCGCAGATAAACGAACTTCAAATTTTTCAAATTCAGCAGATGTATTAATAAGGTTTGTAAAGCTAGAGAACATTACATCAAAAGCTTTTTTTGCACCTTGTACAACTCCTGTTACTTTTGTAATTCCAGCTAACGATTGTGTAAAACCTTTGGCTTTTTGGGTTACATCATATAAACCTTTAGCGAGTTTGTTTACATCATTTTGTGAAACAACTAATCCCTTAGTATTTGAGTTTATTTTCATACATATACTTAAATCATTGTTTGCCATTCTTTACAACTTTGCATTATATTTTAATAGAAAATAAGATTTTATGAAATTGAAATTAGATAATTTAAATCTAGTATTATTATTTCGCATAGGATTTTTATCTCCATTTATTCTTATTTATTGGTTATTGTTGTAGCCCAAACATTACCCATTTCAACTAATATTGGTGTCCAATACTCAACATCAAAACTATTCCATTTCAAATAATCTTTTATTGCTTCATATTTTTTTCCAATAACACCACTAAAGCCATATTCAAAAGGAATTTTTAAAAATATTCTAGTGAGATAAAGAAGTTCTATATCATCAAAAACAATAATTTTTGAGTCTTTGTTTTCTTTTAAACTCTCTTTTTCTTCATCACTTAAATATATTTCACCTATTCCTTTTGCATTTTGTTCAGCCCAAAGATAAAGTTTTTCTATCTTTGAGTTTTCTGCTTTCCCAAAGAATCATCTAACAATGCTTTAAAGGTAAAGATGTTTGCTTCTTCTTGCTCTTTTAGCAACTCATCAACTCTTTTCCCAACAAGACATTCTTTAACTGCTTTACATGTAAAATCTAAGAGTTCTTTTAAATTATCCCCATCAATTTCAAGGGCTTCTCTCACTTGTAGTGTTGTAGGTGCTCTATATGTAAATATTTCTTTCGTTCCATCTTTGAACTCATATTCAAATTCAATAGAAGCTCTACTTTGTTTTACTTTTAACATCTAATTCCCTTATGACCATTTGATAGAGTAATGATTATCACCAGTATCATCACCTTGACATCTAAAAGTACGGCTAAAATTCACCATGCCATCCTTATCACTTTCACTATTTTCGCTTACTTTAGCTTGTGATGCTTTAATAGTAACTCTCTTCCCTGCTTCATTTCCTAAAGTAATAATAATTTCTCTTACATTATCAGCAATGAGGTCACTCCAACCTGTTTCATCACCTTTTGTTTTGATACCTGATAATTTAATAGTTGGTTTAAAATCAGTTCTTACATACTCACCAATGGAAACAGCGTAAACATTTTTAATCTCATTTCCAGCATCAAACTCAAAACTTTCTACATTTAATGTTGTACCATCTACTGTTACAACACTAACCTTTGAAACAATAAGTAATGCTTCACTATCAAGTGTTACAGTCGGATTTGCTTCTGCTATTGGTTCAGGAGTAGTAAACCCACTAACACTACATGTAACTTTTGCACATTCTCCAACAGTTCCACTAATTTTTAAATTTGTAATTGCACCATTAATTATTCGTTTATAACCATCAATATAAACAACTGACTCACTTGCGCTAATATCATCATGTTTTGGTGTATAAGTTACACTTTTATTTCCTTCTGTTGTGTCAATAGCTTCATTTAAACCGCTTGCTTTTAGCAAACTAGCAATTGCTGGGGGTGTTTGAGGTGCTACACCTGTTTTGTCATTGCCCCTAAGCATAGAAACTAAATCATATGTAACTGTGGTATTATACTCATCAGCATAACTTTTTGTTTGACCAAGTTTTCCACTTCCAATTTCTTTATACTCCTGTGATTTAACCTCAGGGCTTAAAAATGGTGTTTCTGAAACAGTTACAACATCATCACTTGTTGCTGAACCATTATATTTAAATAAAATAACACACTTATCTGTAATCTGTCTTGACATAAATTCTCCTAAACTAAATTGATTTCGGCTTCAATAGTTAATATCTCATAATCAGAATCTTTTGGGTCTTGATGAGTACCGATTATTTTTATTTTATCTTCACCTTTATCTGAAAAATAATTAAAAATGTTTTTAAAAACTTCTGTTGTTAAAATTCCATTTTTAGCTATCACCGCTATTCTTAATAAATACTTTGATACTGATTCAAAATCTCTTTTAATCACTTGTATATCAAAGTCACTAATAGACTTTCTGACTTCTATTTTTATCGCTGCGACAATCTCTGTTTCTGTCATATTTAAACCTTCTTCAATGCAACAAATGTTTGGAGTTTATAATTATCTTTAAAATCAAAATTCGTAACTTTATAAACAACTTTATCTATTATCATTTGATTACCTTGACTCATATTTTTTACATCTAGTTTATGTTTCATTTCTTTATTTTTAGCAGCTAATCTTTGTTGCTTTTTTTTAATGTCAACACAAACTTTTTTTAGTTCAGCATTTTCATCATCGCTTCTTAAACTTCATCAAGCTGTTCGCCTAGAGTTTTTACCATCAGATACACTTTTTGAAAGTTTATGGTGTATTTTTGCAAGTTTTTTTCAAAAAAAGTATGGGTACTAAAAAATTTATAAAAGATTTATGTATTGTTCATAAGGAGTTAATTCATCTTCTATATCAAGTAAATAGATTAAATATTCACTTTTTTTACTAATGTATTAAATTTTTTTGGAAGTTCTTTAGTTGATGATTCAAGAATTCTTCTTAATTTTTTCAATTCCTTTATATTTTCTTCCATGATATCATCAATGTTGTTTTGTGTAATTTCTTTTGCATTTTCTTCATATATAACATCAGATAACAAAAATTTATCTATCAGAATTATTTTATATATTACAAAGGATAACTCTTGCTTGCAAAGAGATGAACCCTGATTCAACACTCTTTTTTAAACTCTTCAACATCTTTTTTAAACCACTCACTCCCATCTGCTAGTTTTTCAAGTGAGTTTATAAAGGTTTGAGACTCCAACAGCAGCTTTTCAACAGCCTTACCAAAAGAAAGATTATGCTCTTCAGCATACTCATAAACTCCTCTTATCGCAGCATAGTCCATTGTCGAGCGTGGTAGATATCCTCTTTTTACTGTTGCCATTTAAAATTCCTCCAGATAGTTACTACCAATCTATGATTTCTTATTGGTATTTTTTTTATTTCTTCTTGTACGAACATAAGTAGGTCATTGTAAGCTAATATTTCAAATCGTCTTCAACAATAAGCAAAGAAGCTTATCCATGAGCTCCTACATCTAAAACTTATATTTTGCTCTTTTTTTGATCCATTGACCATCTTGTTTTGCTATGAGCTGATTAAAATACTCTTTTGTACAATCTTCATCTTGCGAAAAGTGCATATAACCTGAATAGGTAGATTTTATAAATTGTTTGAGTTCAAATGATATTATGTTATATGTCTTTCTAATATCTCTAAGCATCTTATTCTTAGCTTGAGTTCCAATATCATTAACAGTTCTATTTAAAGTTTTTTTACAAATATTAAGATGAAGAGATGCTAATACTTTATCCAATCCTTTTATCTCAACTAATCTACTACGCATATCATGCAACCTTCATACTTTTTGTTATGATAATTTCCCCATTTGCAACCATCATTGCAAATTTCTCTTTTGTAATCGAGTATTGAACATTATCATCTGTCGTTACCGTTCCTTTGTTTTGATCATAGAAACCAACAATCACTTTATCTTCTTTTTGTATTTGTATCTTTGGTTGGAGATAGTTTAAGTATGCTTGGTTTTTCATGAAGTTTGTGAGATTATAAACTTTTCCATTTATCTGTGGATCATTTACATGTAACATATATGCGTATGCCATATCATTACAAGATACATTTTGATGGTTTTGATATTCATTAAAAGCTTCTTTTTTATTTCCAACATATTTGTAAGAAAATCTACACCTAAAAAACATATCTTCAAAATTTTTATCAAATCGCTCTATATTGTTATTATTTATATTAAATACTTCGGTCGGCTCTCGGTCGGCTCTCGGTCGGTTGGTTTTTTCAAAACTCGTTGTATTCGATGTTTGTTTGATGTCAATCGGTCGGTCATCGGTCGGTTTTCGGTCGGTTGATTTTTTTACAGAATTATAATAGTGAGAATTCTTGATAAGCCAATAACTAAAAAATCTTTCAATTTCATACTTAAATTCTTTTATCCATACTTGTGTTTGAGTTTTACTGATACCCCATGCCTTTGCATAAAAAGAAAATGAGTTAATATCCTCTCTATCCATATCATCAAAGTATTCTACAAATGCACGAGCTTTTGCTCTTTGATTTTTATTTTTTAGCTCTCTTACATAATCTATAGGAATATTTATATACCCCATTCTAACATTCATATCCATCAAATTACCCCTCCAAATTCAATAGGTCCTTCATTATAATCATGGACCATAATAGGAGGATTGTTTATAAAGCCTGCATGTGGACCATCAAACCAACATTTAGCACATCCACTTTGTCCATCCCGATTTTTGAGTATTAATATCTCAGCAGGATTTATTTCTTCTTCTGGCATACTTGGATCATTTCTATTGTAGTAACTTTCACGATGGAGCCCTAAGACTATATCTGCATCTTCTTCTACCGCTCCACTCTCTCTTAAATCACTCAGCATTGGTCTTTTATTTTGTCGTTGTTCATTTGCCCTATTGAGCTGAGAAAGTAAGAAAGCAACGACACCATACTCTTTTGCAGTCTTTTTTATAAGCTTTGTTATTTCACTTACTTCTTGTGAGATATTGACCCCATCTTTTTTGATATATCGTATATGATCTATAAACCAGTATTTTATATGTGGATTTTTTCTAAAAACTATAGAGGCTTTTGCTATAAGTTGATGAATAGTAAGATAACTTTCATCGTGAATGATTATATTTTTACTTTTTCTAAGACCTTCAAAAGCACGTTTAAATCTCTCAGGATTTTGCATAACTCCTCGTTTTATATCTTTTAAACGCTCACCGGAACGATAAGCATGTAATCTTCTAAAAATTTTTGTTCTACTCATTTCCAAACTGTCAAATAAAACACCATTTTGATTTTTATCTGCATAGTCTGTAAGCGTTGTGGCAAAAGAAGTTTTCCCCATAGAAGGCCTAGAAGCAACCACTACCAAATCACCTGAAGTGAATGCTCCTATGATGTTATCGAGTACATATATACCAGATTTTACACCAATGTAACCTTTATCATTTAAAGCTTCTTCAAACTCATCGTAGAATTCATTTGCAATTTGAGCAATGTTTTTTATCTTATAACTCACACCCTTATCCCCAATCTCATCACAAGTTTTTGAGATATTTCCTATTATCTCGTGCACCTCTGCAACTTGCGTTATATCTTTTCTTATCTGCAAAGAGAGGTCTCTTAACCCTCTAAGTCCATTTTTTGTTTGCAACTCTTCGATGTATTTGTTAATTCTAGGCAAAGGATTTGTAGAGAGAATTTCTAAGATAGCTTCTTCATCAAATTTTTCTTCTTTAACAAGCTTCATTTTTATAAATTCTTCATCTAGTGGCTTATCTTCGTTTTCTAGTTCATGCATAATTTCACATATGTTTTTGTGAGCTGGAAGATAAAACAGTTCAGGGATGATTTTATCTCTATTGAGCATAAATATTTCAGGGCTAAAAAGTATAGAAGCTAAAACGGCTCTTTCTATGTTAAGATTATAAAGATTATTCATTTATAGGTCTTCCAAATAATTCTTGATTTTTTCTAGTAAATTAGCAGGAATAAGGTATCTATTATATTGTTTACCATCAATTGGTATAGAAACTATGTCAAATCCCATCTTAGAGAGTTCACTCACTCTATTTCGTAAGTTCTTACTTATAAAAGAAAGTTTAATCTTATTTTCTAAAATTCTACCATTGATTCTGAACTCATTGCCTGCATCTACCCATGAACAAGTATTGTATTTTCTACTAAGATTAATCGCTCTTTTCAAAGTCTGACAAAATTTTGAATCTTTTTGTACTTTGATTTGTATATAGCTCATCACGATACCTCTTTTATATTTGCAAGATTAGATTGTTGCTCTTGTTCTATCGTATCATTATGCTTAGAAAGGAAAGATTTTATATTACGCCAAGCTGTTACTGGGATAGAAAATTCATCTTCTAATATCAATGCTTTGTCAATAGTTGGTTTTGTAATACCACTAAACCATTGAGATACAGCAGAATGTGATATTTCTAGTTTTTTTGCAATTTCTGTAACTTTTAATTTTTTCATAACGCTGATTGTAAGATATACTCACTTAAAAAAGTATTAATTTTGTAAGTATATCTTTCATATTCTATGTTAGAATAACTTACAAAATAAAGGATTAAATGAATGACTTTTGGTGAAAAGCTTAAATTAGCTAGAAAAAATAAAAAATTATCACAAGAAGAACTTGCAAAAATGATTGATGTTTCAAGAGTAGCTATTACAAATTATGAGCTTGATAGAAATACTCCTACTTATGCAAATATACAAAAACTTTCAAAAATATTAGAAATTGACTTTACGAATGAGAGGCCAGTTAAAAAAATACCTATAAAAGGTACAGCGTCATGTGGAATTGTTGATGGAAACCATCTACAAGATACAGGAGAATACAGCTACTATAACGGTGATTTTTATACACCTGCTCTTTATTGCATTATTGCCAATGGAGACAGTATGGCTCCTGAAATAGAAGATGGTGATGAAGTTATCTGTGATCCAGATGTTGAAGTGCAAAATGGAGATATCGTTCATTATCGTATAGGAAATGAAAGTGCTTTAAAAGTTTATTACAAAGATGAAGATGCTTATATCATCCAATTTATCCCTTATAACCCTACTGAAGAATTTAAAACCAAAACAATACGTCTTGATGATGACGCAGCCAATGAAGTAAAAATATCTAAAGTTGTGGCGATAAATAAACTAAAATTCAATAACCGAAGAAGTAGATTGCGTCTCATTGGTAAAGCATAAACAAAAATATTGTAACAAATAAATGAGATTCGACTGAAACAGAAGAATAAAATATAAATTTTTTAGAAAGTATAAAAAAAGAAATTGGTGGTATCAGAAAAGCATAAGCTAATGTTCAACCACCGTACGTATGGTGAAATAATATCATTGCAAATATTAAAATCTTATTAAATTTTTTGCAGACATTTTATAAAAATAATTAATAATATCCCTCATAAATTTGTATGCTAGCAAAATTGTTTTATTGTTTTTATAGTATTCTTGATGTTCTAAAATTCTTCTATTTAAGATCATAAAGTCTTTATATCTATGATATTTAATCTTCTTGCTACCACTTATATATGATAAGGCTAAAATGGAACCTAAAAGGTTATGGATAAATCTATTCTTTAAAAGGCTTCTTATCGTTTTTCTATTAAATTTTTTTTGATATATTGTATTCCAAATATAATCAGTTAATTTATTTACAGGATAATCTATATGCTCTGGCTTTAGATTATAAATTAAACAACTATTATGAGATACATCATTTCTAAGAGTTATTATACATTGAGACAAACTTTTTATATTTTTATAACTAGAATTATTTCTTGTATGTTTTCTGTAAAAAAAATCACTCAGTTTAAATAGTTCCCCAAGTGTAACTTCCTCAGCAATATGCCAAATAGCTTTATTTTCTAGTTTTCTTATTCTATCCTTCTTTAGAGGATAACGATCGAATTGTGTATCATATTTTATAAAGTCATTTACTATACTATATCCATCCTCACGAGTCACGACAAAATCCCTAAGTAAAAATGTTTTCATAGCGTGTTCAATACAAGAGCATAATTTTAAAATTTCACTTGATAAATGCAAATCAATAATAGACAAATCAACCAAATATGCAAAATCCAAATCAATATATTTATTCTGAGTATTTTTTTCAAAATTCTTTCTATAGGCAGTCAATTTATAATAAAAAGTATTATTTGTTAAAAAAGCTTTGGCATCTAACTCAGTCATTATATTAAACGATACACCCCTTAATTTAAGCTTATTTATTTGTTCTTCGATTGTAAGTTTTGGCTTTAAAAGAGGATTAAATAAAATTAAATATTTTTTTTCAAATATCTCTTGAGATAACGAAAAATCTAAGGTTATATTATTTAAAGTTTTTTCTATATTATTTATAATTTCTTTATGATTATTAAAATCATAAATTTTTTGTATTATCCTATCTTTTTGATTTTTAGTTATTTTCTCAAAAACTTTGTCAATATTTGGAGTTGTTATTGAAGAAATATCATAAAATAGATTAGCCATTATATACACACCTTTTTAATTAAAAAAGTATTATATAATATTTTTATATATTCTAATAACGTTTATTACGTACTTCTAAATAAACTTTTACATACTTGTACGTAAAAAACCCTTATTAACCTAAATCATAATTTTCCTCACAAATCATTTTAAGTGAGTATATCTTACAATTTTAATATTTATTTAAGTGAGTATATCTTACAATTTTCTCATAACTTCTTAGGAAGTACAAAAAAATGTCAAGTGAACTCACACTTAAAAAGCTGTTTGATTGTATTTGAGAGAGTAAATGCAACAAGGTAGAAGCGACTGCCGTAAAATAACGCTAAATAACCTCTTTTAGTAGGTGTATATATAAATGCCAAGCAAAGTTTAGCCTCCTACAAACTCGCCTATATGTACACCGACTAAAGGAGTCAATATGAAATGTAACGTACAAGTAGAATCAAACAAGAGTATTTGGTATGTTTTCGCATTCCTAAAAAGATATAAAGAGTGTGAAGATTTTGTAAAGAGACATCAAGGCTTATATCAAATCAAATATACCTTTAAAATATAAAATCAAAGGCTTCAAGTGTCACCAATTCTACAACAAATCACTATAGATATAATGCTACAAAACAAGCCATTGGTAAGGATAAAAGACGCTTTACACGCTATAGATACTGTCGAAACAACGCTAAAAACAATCAAAATAAAGGAATACATACAATGTTCAGAGTTCACCAAAATAAAAAAGTAGGTTTACGCATATATACACCACACCGAATAGCAAAAATGAGTTTAAAAGATAAGCAAAATGCCATCGATGCCATACAATCGAATAAAGCGCTTACCCAAAAAGAAAAGCAAATCAATATAAAGCTTTTGCATGATTCCATTGAGAACCAAGTGACTGAGTTGATGACTCTTGGTGAAGCAAAAGTATATGTAAATACAAGTTTAAATGAGGATAAAGGACTATAGAGGGTGACGAGGTAAAATCCCTACAACAGAAATCTCATATGAGTTATAAAAACACATGCGAATATTACAACAAAAAACTCTTTAGGTATTGGCTTAAACAATTAAGTGATGAGCTAGCACCAGATAAAAGAGAAAAAGCTTTGAAATACCTATTAAAAATACACAATCAAGGAGCAAATAATGGAACAAATTGACAGGATAATGAAAATACAAGAAGTAGTACAAATAACTGGACTTCCAAAGTCCACTATCTATGCAAAAATGGAAAAAAATGAATTTCCAAAACCTTTAAAACTTAGCATTCGTTCTGTTGGTTGGAGACAAAGTACTATAAAAAAGTGGATAGATGAACTCGAAGAAGCAAGTTAAGAGTGTCAAACCAAAACGCTACTTCGCCATATATAATACTGCGGTAAAAAATATGCAAGCGATACTCCGACAGGATTCTAACATGGGGAAATTTAAACAATTAATTGTCGATTTAAAACAAAAGAAAACGCTTAATAAGAAATCGCAAAATAGAGATAAAACTATTCTCAAAATTATCACAATAATTGATACTAAATTTAATAAAGAAGAACAAACAGCATAAAACATATTATATTTAAAAATTACATATATGAGATTTGAAAATATAATATGTTAAAATATATATATGCAAAAGGAAAATAAATGGATATACATAATGATAAAATATTTGGAAATATCCGGTATATAATTCAAGACAAATCTAAAAAATACCCATCTATAGAAAACATAGAAGCTTATTTAAAAGCAAATGTTAGTAATGATGTAACTTTTTTACAAAATGAATTTTCTTTTGCAACTTACAATTATAAAGAAAAAACCATATATTTTGAAACAAAAACAGTAGAAAAAGAAAATCCAAAAAAAATGCTTCTCCTTCCCGGTAAAAATAATAGCGATATGATTGATGTGAAATTCATATACCAAGGTGATAATAAAAAAATAAATTCTTTTGAAGAAGAGTACCGTACTCTAAAATATGAAATAGATAATGCAAGGACACTATGTGGATATAAAGAAGGCATACAAAGAGCTTATGAAGGAATCCTATGCAGTAAAGAACAGAGTAATGAAGATATACAAAACATTACTATGCTTATAATGATGAGTTTACGAACTATTCAAAGTATTGATGCAAATTTGACTTATATGGTAGATGAATTTAAAACAGTAAATAATCCAAGTCCACGTGGGAAAATGCTTTCAAATTATTTTTCAGTTTTATCAGAACATATAGATTTTGAGAAAATAGAAAAAGGAAACTTGGAAGAAAATGATTATAATCCTATTCAATGGAGCATAGCATCTGCAATTTTTTATCTTGAGTCAATAGGTTATGATAGTATAAAATGCATAAAAGCTTTTATAGAGAAAATAAAACAAGATAAACTCCATGATACAGGAGGAACAGGTGTACTAGAATATACTGATGTAAACTTTGAATCTTGTAAGACAAATGTAGAAGAATCGGAAACAAATATAGTTAAGCTTGCATGTAAAGAGCTTGGTATAACTCAAAAGGAATTGGCTGAGAGATTAGAAGTATCTAAACCATCTGTTGACAGATGGGCCTCAACTGGAGAAATACCAGATAGTTCTAAAAAACTAATCGAATTTTTAGTCGAAAATAAAAAATTAAAAAATGAACTTTTAGAGTTAAAACAAGCTCTCATCATCTTACATAAACATACTTTATAAAGGGTGTTGATAATTTACACACCCTTTAAGTTATTAAAATAACGACTGATTTAATGGAAATATATTAAAAAAAACAACATAAAACTTGACATTATTATTATAATAAGTATATAATTCTCTTATTAGTTATTAAATTAATAACTTTATTATTAAAGGAGAATTTATGCAAATTATCACATTTAAGAATACATATTTGCATGTAAAAGAAGATACAACTCATGAGTTTTTACTCTCAAACACAGAAGTAGCCTTAGGATATGGAATAACTGCACCTACATTAAGAAGTCATCAAAGTAAAAATAAAGATGAATTTATAGAAGGTAAACACTGGATACGTTTACATGTAAAAACAGCAGGGGGCATGCAAAATGTTATCCATTGGACCAAAAAAGGTATAGTAAGACTTGGTTTTTTTATAAAATCAAAACAAGCTAAAGCCTTTCGAGATTGGGCAGAAGACTACATCATCAATCCTCACAACTACATATCTCCTCAAGCCATAGCCGGTTATAAATCCCAACTCACAAGAAAAAATAATGAAATCCAAAACTTAAAACGCAGATTAGGCGACTTACCAGCTCTAACTCTTATGAGTTGTCAAGACAGACTTGATATTTGTGAAAAAATGTTAAAAGAAAAAGCAGTGTTTATCCCTGGTACTTTAGAAGATTTATATTTGACAGAATTAGGACGAAATTACTATAAACAAAATAAAGCCATAGTTCATGAAAATATGAATTTACGAAAAGAAGTAAGGAAACTTAGAAAATTTAAAAGAGATATACAGAGAGTTTCATACTAGGAATTCTCTATTTTATTTATTAAAAATATAAATTATGTAGATAATCAACTATATGTAAAACAATAATTAGCGACATAAAAAATAAATCTAAAAGCAAACAATATAATTTATAAACCTGAAATGAATAATTAAGTAAATTTTTGTGGATAGAAAATTACTTATTTTAGAACATAAGATGGCAATAGACAAATAAGGACAACCAAAAGAAAAATACAAGATAGATAGATGTGATCTAGTTACTCAACAAGAAGCAAAACTACTTTTAAAAAGAATGTATGAGCGTAGTGATTATATGTATCAGTGTCCATTTAATATACTTAATAAAAATTTATCTTATATACTAATGGTAATATTCTTGACAATGATGAAGTGGCTGAACTATTAAGAATTTTAAAAGCTCTTATTGGAGAAGAAAATAAACACAAAAAATATTATAAATGGTAGTTCTAATTTACCACTTGACTCTACACTTTCAGATATTGTTATTCAAGATGGTAGTTTCATTTTTACTGGTGTTTTACAGTTAGTATACAAAAAAGTGTGAAAACTTTTTTATAAATTAGGTGGAGAAACGCATAAAACCATTAGGAAGATACAAATTATCTTGTTATTGATGATATTGAAAGTGACCACTGAGTACATTCGTCATTTGGTAGAAAGATAAAATAAGCTGTAGAATAAAGAGGGAAAGGAACTGATATATCTATACATTGGATAAAATTTATTAAAAAAAAAGGGGGGGAATATAAAATGAAAAAAATACATTATAACCTATGCTCTTTACATTACTTTTAAATGGCTGCGTTCAAAAAGAATTTAAGAATACTATTTGTAACTTTGAAGAACATACACATAAAAATTTTATTCTAAGAAATAAAAATAATGCAATAAAAACGTTGATGCAGGATATGCATCTAAAATTCAATATTATTTTCCATTTATTCACTAATTTTTAACTCATCCAAATAATCACTCCACCACTGCATAAGCTCTATACGTTCATCAATATATAGAGCTTTGTTATATACTTGCTTTACGCTACTTCCAACAGTATGTGCCATCTGCATTTCGATAGCATCTGAGTGTATCTTGTGTTTCGATATATTTTCATGCAAAAGTGTACTAGCAGTATGTCTAAATCCATGTGCAGTAACTTCAAATCCCATTCGTTTTAAAGCAGTATTAAAAGTATTTTCACTAAGTCCTCTTGTTTTATAAAGTCTACTTGGAAATACATATACACTCACTCCATAGCTTACATCTTTCATCTCTTCTATCACTTTTAAAACACTATTTGCAAGTGGTACAACATGATCCTTTTTCATCTTCATTTTTGACCCTGGTATATTCCATAACTTTTTCTTAAAATCTATTTCTTTCCATTCCATAAATCTTAGATTAGATGGACGTACAAAGACATAAGGTAGAATCTTCAATGCCATCTTTGTATTGTAATCACCTGCATATTCATCAATGGCTTTTAAAAGATCTGCAAGTTCTTTGATATCTGTTGTATGAGCTAGATTTTTAACTTCTACTGTTCTAAGTGCGACTTTTTTATCTAAGTCATTCATAATGTTTCTTTTTGCCTTTCCAACAGTAACAGCATAGCGATAAATTCTATCAACAATACCAAATACTTTTTTTGCAGTTACGTTTGAACCTCTTTTATCTATCGCCTGTATAGCACTTAACATATCCATAGGTCCTATCATATCCATACCCAATACACCAAACTTAGGAAATATATCTTTTTCAAGTTTTTTGATATGATCTTCTTTATAAGACTCACTCAAATCTTCTCTTTTCTCAAAATATTCTCTTGAAATAACTTCTAGTGGATTTTCTTTATTCTTCAATTTTTGAGCTTTTTTAGAAGGATTTTCCCCTTTACGAACCTTTTCCCTAATCTCTTGCCTTTTTTCTCTCGCTTCCTTTAAAGACACTTCAGGATATTTTCCTATGGCTATAGTTGTAGCTTTTCCTACAAAAGAGTAGTTCATGCTCCATCTTTTGATATTATTTGGATAAATAGTGAGAAAAAGTCCATCTCCATCAAATAGTTTATACTGTTTATCTTTTGGTTTTGCTGTTTTGATTTTGGCTTCACTGAGAGGACGTACTAGTTTAGGCATGTTAGTCCTTTTTTAGGGTAAATATTTTGAAAAAACTTTTTACCCTAAAAACTTACCTTAAAAAGTCTTAGAATATGTTAAATCGTATTAGAACTCTTTGGACTATAATATATTCAAATCAACTATAAATTCGGTATTTTAAGAAGTTTATGGAATATCTTAGAAGTTAAAGTGGCGGACAGGGAGGGATTTAAAATA